CCGTCGCAGGGGCCGCCGATGAAGAACGCTCTCATGTTGGCTCGCTGGTGAAGTCAAAGACCAGGGTGTCCGCTTTCTTCGATTTCAAGTCCTCTGGAATCACGGCACAGGGGGGGGGCTTGCGCACTTAGCCCCGCAGCGGCCCGACATCCCGGCCGCCGTCGATCAGGTAGCGCCGCGGGCCTTGCTTCTCCCGCTCATGCCGCAGCTTGACGTTCATGCGCCAGGAGATTCCGTGCTTGGGATTCACCCCATGTATCCACTGCGTAGGCGCACGGTAGCCGGACAACGAGTTGTAGGCGAAGGCATCCGTGCCCACCCACGATCCGTTGACCAGCAACTCGCCGTCAACATCCGATAGGGTGCTGGCGGTGTGATGGTGTCCCACGACAAAGTACCGGCAACGCGCGGCACCGGCCGCTGCGCCTAAGGCGATCAAACCTTTTTGCCGGCGGACCATGCCATACCAGGGGACGCCCCCGTTGGAACGCACGTCGTCGCCGTGTGAAATGTTGAAGCCGACGCCGTTGACGTTGAGGTTCGCACTCCACGCATCAGGAATCTGGAAGCTGACGTTTTCCAGGCCGCGAGAGTGCAGCCGGGCCACTTCGGCAACAAGAAAATCCCAATTATCATGGGCCCCGCCGAAGTCTTTCTTCGGCGTCCGTCGGCCGTGATTGCCCGCGAGGTACAAGACGTTCACCTGCTCGAAGTGGGCAGCCAGGTCACGGTACATCAAGGCGTGAAGCTGGCCAATGGCCAGGCAGTTCTTGAACTGGTTGCGGTAGTAGGACCGCTCACAGGCTTTGTGGATTTCGCCGCTGGTGTAGTCGCCGTAGGCCAGCACCCACAAGACAGGGAAGGCGAACTTCGGCGCCAGCGTGTCATGGCACCATTCGATCACGGTGTCCACATAGCGCTCGGCGCGGGCACAACTGATGGGGAAGTTGTACTCTTCCAGGCTACCGACTTCCTCGGGCCGCACCACTTGATCGTGGTGGCCGTCCGAAAGGTGGATGACGCAGTGTTCGACAATCTGCGCCTTGCGGCGGAAGTCCAAGGCCGGCGGGAGAGCCACAAACGGTTTCACTCGCTGCTCCATCTCGCTGACGATGGCCTTGAACAGGCCGGCGCTCTTAGCGCTGGCCTTGACCTTTTGCCGTTCCCGATTCCGTTCTTCCGTCAGGTGGACGATCTCGGCTTCCAGTTCCAGAACCTTCTTGTCCGTTGGATCATAGTCTGGAATGGCCTTGCGCTGGCCGCCGGCCTTTTTCGGGCGTGGCTTGAAACCATTCGGCCAGGGAACGCTCGTATGAACGCGCCCCGTGGCAATGTCCGAAACAAGGGAGCGGCTGATACCAAAGTGCTTGGCAATCTCCGGTTGTCGTGTGCCTTGCGCAAGGGCTGCCTTGAGTTCTGCGACTTTATCCCTACTGAGTTTCATGTCGTCTATGCTTCCATTGAGGTGACGTGCAACCGTCTCGGCGAACCGGGCTCAAATAGGACGATTGCAGCAGGAAACGGGGCCTTGTTCGTGGACCCTTCAAACGAGAGACGGCGTGTAAGGAGGCGGATTTCGGATGCTCGCATCACATAGGCATGCCACCATCGCGTATCCGAGCGAACCGGCAGTAGACAAACGCACCGCACCCCAGAAGAGGCGGCCTTCGCTACCCATTGATCGATTCCGCGCCCATAAGGCGGATTCATCCAGACATTGCCGCTCCACGGCTGCACCAACCCGTCCTCTTTTCGCGTGAAATAGCGACGGCACTTTGCGTTTTGGTGCGTCGCGCAAACGTCGAGAGTGAAGCGAAATTCCCGATCAAGCCTTTCAAATAGGTCCGGCGGCGTTGCCCACTCACCTGTGGTCGAACTGTATGCACTTGCATTCAGCATGTTGACTGCCATTGATCGGAGAGAGGGTCGACCGGCGGCCGGACGGCCGCCGTTCGACGTAATCGCGCCTGGTGAAATGGGCAGCTAGTTCGCGCCGATCAGAGAGCGGGAAAATCTCTCAACCCAGGCGGCCGCGCCGTTGAAGTCGAAGCCACCCTTGCAAGGCGCAGACAACTCGGGCGTGTCGCGGCCGGAACCGACCACGGCAGCATCTTCCACGTTGATGGCTTCGATCTGTTTGAGGCTTGGCATCTCGACGCTCGGGTCAATGGCCCACTCGATCCGGGCGGCCTTGGCGAAAGCATGGATGCGCCGCACGGGAACGATGAAATTGAATCCTTGCAGCTTCATCACCCCTTGAGTGAGCATACCGACGTAGAGACCATCCGCCTTGATGTACATGCCGCCGCCGGACGAACCGGGGAAGGCCACCGCCGTCACCTGGTCAAAGACCTTGACGTTCGCGCCTTTCATCGACAGCGTGCGGCCGGTCTGGCTCAAGACACCGGTGGTGTAGCTGTTGGCCCCAAACTGTCCGAGGAGGCTACCACAATGGGCCAGTTCGACGCCGATGGACGGGAGGTAGTCGGCTTCGAGATGGTACCGCGTGCTGATCGACAGGGGATAGGCGTTCTTGCAGCGGACCATGAGCAGGGCCAGGTCTTCACCGTAGTCGGCATCCGAGACCTTAATGACCTTGGCGTCGAACTTGACTTCACCAACGCGCCGGCCACCTTGCTGCCGTTCCTGCACGATCTCCGCATCGCGGTATTCGATCAGCGTCTTCGTCCCACCCGAAGGCGTCACGATCGTGCGCGTGGTGCGGAGGTTGTCAACGACGTGGGCCGCCGTCCACACGAAGGACACGGTATCGTCGCCGACTTTGCGGGTCACGATGTTGCCGGACCCCTGTGCATCGCCGGACTTGATCGTCACACTGATCTGCTGCAAATCGTCGGGCACGCCCGCCAAAGCCGTGCCGCCCAACAGGGCCAGAGAAAGGGTGAGGGCCAGGATCAGATACTTCATTGCTGCAACTCCAAGGGGAAGGGGATAGGACACAAAGCGTCTCAAACACAACAGCCGTCGCACGCCGCATCGCTGTAGCCACCGTCGTCGTGACAGGCGACCACTTCGGATCGCTCGACCTCCAGTTGGCTCTCGTACCGCGGTGCCAGGTGGTACACCAACGCCTCGTACACGAAGTCTGCAAACAGTCCGGGGTCTTCCCGCCACCAGTCGGCCACGATCTGGACGGCCACGCACGGGCCGTCTCCCGTGGCGAACAGGGGCACCAAAAGGACCGAGTGGATGTACGCATCGCCGTAGTAGCAGCACATCCGGTACAGGGCGTGCCTGACGCAGTTTTGCAGGGTGCCCCGCCGACGAGGCGACCACTCCCCGGCATACAACAGCACGTCACATTCGACATGGCTCATGGCATGGCCTCCACGATCTGGAGCGTTCCGGCTTCGCCGTCGTCCGCACTCTGCCACTGGACGCCGGCCATTAGCTCGCCCATCGTCATCAGTTCCAGCCTCCGGTTCTCGTGGATCACATCCAGGACGCGGTTGTCGCTGGGCAGGTGGATCAGGTCCACGATCAGGCAGCCCTTGTTCAGGTCCATGCCGATGCGGTGAATCCGGTCTTCACTCTGGATGCGGTACTCCGGCTTCCACGAGTTGGACCAGTAGGCCGCGGTGCGGGCCTCCACCAACGTCAGGCTCATGCCGCCCGACTCGGGGTTGGCGGCAAAGACCACGCGGCGGTGCTCCATGTTGGCCCAGTAGTCCAACGGCTCTTCCTGCACCGGATCACTGGTGTGCGTGAGCACTAGGAAGGCACCCTGGTCGCAGCGCACCACGTCCCACTTTTCCTTGAGACAGATATTCACCACCCGGTCCACCGAGCCCGTGAAGCCCGCGAAGACCACCAGGCGGCCGGTCTCTTCGTTCTCGTCCAGCAACATGCGGAGGGCGGCTGCCTTCGGGCAAGGAATCTCCCGTGCAACACGCACCAGCTTGGGAACTTCCTGCCGGCCGCCGCACACGGGGCAATTCACCGTCTGCTTCAGCAGTCGGGCGACCACCTCGGGGGCCAGCATGTCGATCTGGCCGTAGAGCCGATCCTGGTCTTCAGGGTCCGTCCATTCGGCCACGGTCCCATCGCTGCAATGCCGGCAGCGAACCATGCCCTCCTGCTGCTCGCGGTACTGGAAGCCGTCGCTTAGCTCGCGTAGCAGCGTCATGGCGGTGACGGCATTCGGGGCCGCCTGGACGATCGACTCGGCCACGCGCAGCAGACTTGCGGTCGGCTTGCAGATGATCTTGCGGTAGCGCTTGTCGGGCAGGTTCAGGCAGTCCTTCTTGTGCTTGATCGTCACCAGCCCTTGCAGCCGCTTATTGAGGTAAGCGACTTCGTTGACGCTGGGCACGAAGGCGTGGTAGTCTTCGGGGTCCGTGATGCCGTCCAATAGGTGCGGACCTTCGCCTTCGGTCTCGCCGCACTCGGCACATTTCTTCTCGTTATCCTTCCAGCCGATCCGCTTCTTGAACGCGCCCTCGTCCAACTGCTGGAGCACCATGAAGGCCATCCGCTCTTCCATCGCCTTTTGACTGCCCTCCCGGAGAAATCCGGGCCAAGCGATCTCGCACTGGCTCCACCAATCGACCGGGGATTTCGGCGACGGCGTGCCGCTCATTTCGATAACGAAGCCGTGCTCCAGGCCGTATTTCTCACGGATCAGGTCCGCAAGGCACTGACAGGCTTGGGAGCGTTGCGAGCCGGAGTTTTTGCAGCGGCTCGATTCGTCGGCGATCATCCCGGCCGG